CGAAAAGAAAGTCGACCCCGACACCGGACAATATATAGAAGGTGAAGTAGGTAATACATATACAGTAGAACGCTATATGCCTGTGCCATACGACTTAACTGTGCAAGTAGATATATGGACTAGTAACACTGATCAAAAGCTACAACTAATAGAACAGTTATTAGTGTTATTCAATCCTAGTATTAACTTAAAATCCAACAGCAATCCCTTTGATTGGTCAAATTTAACTTATACCGAGTTAGTAAACGTAGTATGGAGTGTACGTCAAGTTCCGCAAGGAACTGATGATATTATTGACGTTGCGGCATTAAACTTTAACTTACCTATATTAATTAATCCTCCTGCTAAGGTTAAACGACAAACTCTTATACATACAATTTTAAATGAAATTAAAAAATTAAAAGAAGATCAAATGTTAGACTGGGTAGCAGATGATCCAATGCCAAACAAGCAATGGGTTGTTGTTACTTTTGAAAATTTAAAATTACATGTTCGTATTGAAGGCGACCGTGCAACATTGTTAAATAGAACCGGCGGTCTAACCGACGACGACGGCAATTTATTATCATGGGTAACGTTATTAAAACCATTTGGAGAATTGAGTTTAGGCATTAGTAATCTTCGACTACGTCGAGGCAATGATCCCACTGATCCTAATAATGACATTGTTGCTGTTATAACAGAATTAGATCCTACTAATCTAAATGTTGCTGTTATAGATGTAGATCAAGATAGTTTGCCCAGTGCTAGTCTAGCTGCCATTACTGCTATTATTAATCCTAGTCGTGTTGCTCCTGGAAAAAATTTACCAGCAAGTGCTACAGGTCAACGATACTTAGTTTTAGAAGATGTTCCTAATAATAATTATTGGGGTGTGACTACTGCTAAGGCCAATGATGTTATAGAATACAACGGCAGTCACTGGACTGTAAGTTTTGATTCGTCTGCTAATACTGAAGCCATAGTGTTAAATACAACAACTAGCTTGTTGTATGAATGGCGAGCAGGTCAATGGATAAGTGTATTTGAAGGCACTTATCAAAACGGATGGTGGAGACTTTATCTTTGAAACAGTTTAGAGGCGTAGGGGCTATTATAGTCAGTGAACATACCGGCAAGGTAATGACAGTATTACGTAGTCCACAAGAAAGCTATCCTAACACATGGACCTTTGCTGGTGGTAAAGTAGACGACGACGAATCTGAAATTGACGGCCTTAGACGTGAATTACAAGAAGAACTTCAATTAACTAAAATTAAAAAAATAATCCCGTTACATAGATATCAAAGTCGCAGTAAAGATTTTGTATATGATACATTTGTAGTGTTAGTAAACAAAGAATTTATTCCTGAACTTAATTGGGAAAGTGCAGGTTATGCTTGGACTGATATAGATAATTTACCAAGTCCGCTACATCCAAAAGCAAGACAAATGATTAGTTCTAGTAGACTAATTAAAAAATTCAAAAACTTCTATAGTTGGATTGATAAGAAGAATGTCAGCAGAGATAATTCCATTCCCGAAAAAGATAAAATTACAGCGAATTAAAAGCGTTGATTTATATCATTGTTGGGATCGTCGCTTAGACAATCCTTTATTAAATAGTCTGTTCAAACAAGAAGTGTGTTATGTAGAAAGATGGTACTTGCAGACTGTGCATCTTCTTAACATGGAATTAGTAGAGCATCCGTTAATAGTATTATTAATGACCGACACTACCTTGGATTTAATCATTGAACTGATCGAAAAAGATTTAAAAATTCAAAAAGAATCATCTAATGACGATTCTACATTGACCACAGATTATAATTTAATCAGACTTAACAAGTGGTTAGTTAAGTTTCAAGGTCTACAACAATATCGTCGTCGACTTTATAATTTTTAATTCCTACATGTCCTAACTCACAGGTAGTAGCAACATCCAACCATATATCAATTTCATTTTCGTTGCATTTTCTAAAAAATTCAATGTCTTCGCCGGTGTATTGTCCGTTATAAAATCCTAGTTGGAACCAAGGTAATAATAATTTATCAAACACTGATATTTTAATGAGACAAAATCCCAGGCCCATTGCTTGTATTTTAATGTGGCTTTCTGTTTGTTCAGTGGGATCTACCCAAGAATCCCAGTTATCAATTTCAGACCATGCTGTTACAATTAAAGGTTCAACTCTTTTACTGTAAGCGGCTCCTACAATATCTTCATCAAAGTCTAATAAACGTAAAACGTGCAAGGGATCAAATGTAATATCACTGTCAATAAACATAACATGGGTCGCTTCCCATGCTTGAGCACTTTTAACTAACTCATGTCTTTGATTGGCTATTAATGTTCCTGGGCTTATAAACAGCGAACTAGTTACTCCGACATTTTTTAAATAAGCACAAAGGTTCCATAATGCAAAAGTTGTTGCGGTATGCATCATATCCCTGGCAGGGATACAAATTGCCAATTTAACATCGGCGTATTTTTCGTAGGTAAAATTCATTTAACTTTTTTAAGTGCTAGTTTGCGTGGGCCTTTTTCTACTTGCGGAGCATAACCCAATTCTTCTTCTGCACGTTCTGTTGCAGATTTAATTGCATTAGCAAGTCTAACACAAGTTTGTGTAGATTTAATGTATAAGTCTTCAGGAAGTTTAACCATCTTATTCATAGTTTCAAATGATGGCTTACCCAAAGTTAAAATTTCAACAGCGGCTTGTTTGCCTAGGAAGTTAGACCAGTATTCTTTTTCTACAAATTCCCAATTAGTAATTGCAGATTCTAATTGTTTTTGATCTTCACCTTCAAGGAATACTTGAAGTTTTTGTTTCTCAGCTAGCAAACAATTTTTTTCAAATGTTCTATCTTCAGTTTCTAAATCACTGTCAATTTTTCTAAGTCTATTGATAGTTTCTATAACATATCTAGCATATGCTGTACCAGTTTGATTTTGAAAGTTTTGTCTTTCAAAGTCGCTGAATGTAGGATAGGGACAGATATCAAATATTGATTGCAACGGATTAGTTTCTTCTACTGTTGCTTTAGTTGTCTTTTTTGTGGCCATAAAAAAATACCTCGAATGTTGTTCAAGGTATTTATGTACGTTATTCTTAGTTTAATAAGCGTAAGGTATAGTACGGCCACCAAATGTAGAACTTAATGTAATTGAAGTTCCTGCACCTTGTCCAATATATCCACCTAATGTTCCGCTTAATGAAATGTTCTGTCCGCCTGCGGCTGCTACATTTGAGTATGCTGCCTTAACTCGACCCATTACAATTTCCGTTCCCGTTGCTGGTAAAACTGCCATTTGTTATCTCCTGTATACTTTATTTATCTTTTTCACTTAATATGAGCCGCCATCAACGGTCATTTCATCAATTCCTAGATTGGTTCTAGCCGCTATTGCTGTACTAGCACCGGTTCCGCCATATGCTATATCAATATTAGTTGCTGTCCAAGTTCCTGAAGTAACTGTGCCTAAACTTGTAATAGTCGGCAATTGGCCTGTTGTTATACTACTATTACTTGTTAATATTCTATAATAGTTAGTTCCGTTGGTTGTTAATTCCCAATTATCACTGGTTTCGTTCCAACGTAATGCTACATTAGTGTCGTCGCCTCGTTCTATTTCAATCCCAGAATTTTCGCTGGCAGCGCCAGTGGCGTTACTATTAAGAACAATAATATTGTCTGCTAAATTGATTGTTTCTGTACTTAATGTTGTTACTGAGCCATTAACAGTTAAATTACCACCAATTGTTGCATTTCCACTAGTTGTTAGAGTTGTGATGCTTAAATTCGCTATGCTAGTGTTACTAGCGGCGGTTAATCTACCATCTTCGTCTACAGTAAATGTCGGTATGTTTGTACCATTGCCGTAGGTACCTGTATTGACACCCGTTGAACTCAAGGCCGCATCTCCGACTGCATTTGTTGCTAAAGTATAAGAACTAATCCTAGTTAAGGCCATCTAATATTATCCATTTATTACAATATTTGTTACAGTTATTGTTACAAATATTTATCAAAAAGAAAGGATCCGAAGATCCTTTCTATGAGTGCTATAATAAAATTATAGTGACTTGCTGCCGCCTAATTGAGCTTCTAGGCTTTCAACTTTGTCGTTAAGTTCTTTGATTGCTTCTACTAATAGCGCAACAATCTTTTCGTACTTAACAGTAACATAGTCTTCACCAGACTTGCTGACTTCTTTTCCGTTTTCAATTTTTGTATCGAACGGAGCAGGAACAACAACTTGTGGAAGAACTGCTTGAACGTCTTGCGCTAACAAACCAACTTGTTCTGATTTGTCAGTGAAGCCTAATGCTTCGGCTACGCTGTTAGCATTGTAAGTAACACCATGTAATTGAGTAACTTTTTGTAAAGCATTTTCAATTGGCTTGATGTTTTCTTTTAGACGCTTGTCTGAGTAGTAAGCTGTAATCTCACCAGTAGCACGGAATGTTTGGTTAACAGTAGTTACGCTTGTACCTGTTGTTGAACCAATCGCAATACTTGTTGTGCTACCTGCGGCACCTAGTGTACCAATATTAATTGCTTTAGTGGCAGCACTTGCTGTTGCACCAGTATTAATATTTGTTGTACTTGCGGCTGTACCGGTATAACCCATAGTCAATGTTGTACTGCTTGCAAATGCACCGAATGTTGCACCACCATCAATACTTGTAGTAAATGTTGGAGCTGTAGCAAATGTCAATGCACCTGAACCTGTTTCATCACTGATTACACCAGCAAGTTGAGCACTTGTTGTTGCGCCAAACTGTGCTAATGTACCGGCTGTTGTAGCGATACCGGTAACAGCACCTGTACTGCCGTTAACACTTAGTACACCGCTGTTAGTAATTGTAACAGCACCAGTTGCGCCAGATACGCTAATACCTGTACCAGCTACGTTACTTGTAACACCAGTATTAGTAATTGTAACTGCACCAGTTGCACTTGCATTTGTACTTAAACCAGTGTTAGTTGTAATTGCTGTAACACCAGCGTTAGTTAATGTTACTGTACCACCTAATGATACAGCGCCACCACCTGACATACCTGTACCAGCTGTAACTGTTACTGAGCTATTAGCCAAGTTAGCATTAGAAATACCAGCAGTACCACTCAAGTTACTGTTAGTTAAACCACTAATTGTATTACTACCTGCGGCAATTGTCTTGTTAGTTAATGTATCAGTAGTTGCACGACCAACCAATGTATCAGTTGATGATGGCAATGTTAATGTACCACCAGCTGCCGCTGCCGCTGAAATAGTAGTTGTACCACTTGAGCTACCACTAACGTAAATATTCTTACCTGCTGCCAAAGAAACGTGTTCACTGCTTGTCCAAGCACTAGTTGCAGATAACCAGTTCCAAGTTTTGTCAGTAGCACCTTTTAATGTAATACCACCGCCGTTGGCAGTAACATCAGTTGGACTAGCAACACTACCTAATTCTAAGTTCTTATCGTCGACTGTCATTGTTGTACTATTAACAGTAGTTGTTGTACCATTAACAATCAAATCACCACCAACAGTAACATTACCACTTGATGATAATGCGGCAACGTTTACTGTACCTGTAAATGTTGGATCTGCACTTAGTACGTTACTTCCAGTACCAGTTGAACTTGTTGTACCACTACCACCATTGGCAACTGGTAATGTACCAGTAACACCACTTGTCAAACTTACGTTTGTAATTGTGTTGTTTGAACCGTTAATTGTTTTGTTAGTCAATGTTTGTGTAGTATCAGTACCAACTACTGTAGTTGTAGCATCAGGGAAAGTAATTGTACGATCTGCTGTTGGGTCTACAACTGTCAATGTTGTTTCAAATGCATTATCTGTAGCACCTTCGAACACAATGCTAGCATCAGTAATAGCAAGAGCACTAATACTTGGAGCCGTCAATGTCTTGTTAGTCAATGTTTGGCTACCAGTTAATGTAGCAACTGTGCTATCAATAGCTACCGTTACACCTGTTGAACCATTATAACTTGTACCACTTAAACCAGTACCAATTGTCAATGTACCAGCCGCTGTAGAAGTAATAGTAATGCTGGCACTACCATCAAAACTTACACCGTTAATTGTACGTGCTGTTTGTAGTGTAGTAGCTGTGCTTGCGTTACCAGTTAATGCACCAGTAAATCCTGTTGAAGTAACTGAAGTTAAACCAGCCAATGTAGTTGCACTTGCACCTAAACTGATTGCGGTTGAACCAATTGTTGTACTGCTGTTAGTTAAACTTGCATTAGCAATGTTAGACAATGTGTTAGAACTTCCGCTGATTGTCTTATTAGTCAATGTTTCTGTGCCAGCCAATGTTGCCAATGTACCTGTTGTTGGTAATGTAACACTTGTAGTTGCTGTTGATGTTAATGTTGTAGCAAAAGCACCGCTAGTTGTTAAGTTACCACCAAGAGTGATAGTCTTGCCACTGTTGTTTACACCTGTACCACCGTATTGTCCCGCAACTGCTGTGCCTTGCCAAGTACCAGTACCGATTGTACCAACGCTTGTCAAACTAGAACCAGTAACACCAGTGCCCAGTGTTGTTGCGCTTAGTACGCTTGTTCCGTTAATTGTATAAACCTTGCCGCTTAATAAGTCAAAGTTTTCACTGCTTGTCCATGCTGTGTTAGCAAGTACATAAGCAAGAGTTTTATTTGTTGTACCTTTTAATGTAATACCGCCGCCGTCTGCCGTAGCGTCACTAGGACTTGCTGTATCACCAAGAATAATATTAATGTCGTCTACACTAACTGCTGTAGAGTTAATTGTAGTTGTTGTACCATTAACAACCAAGTCACCTGTAACTGTCAATGTTGTACCAACTGTAACTGCTCCAGAAGTTGTTAAACTTGTTGCACTAGCTACGCCCAAAGTAGGAGTAACTAATGTTGGACTGCTAGCAAAAACTAAAGCACCGGAGCCTGTTTCATCAGTAACCAATGTTGCTAAGTTTGCGCTTGACGCTGTAGCCAAGAAAGCTGCCGCGCCTGCTGCCAACCCACTAACACCAGTACTGATTGGTAAACCAGTGGCATTTGTTAATGTCAATGTTGTTGGAGTACCAAACGCACCGCCACTGCTAATTGTTGGATTAGTAATTGTCGGAGCCGTTAATGTTTTATTTGTTAAAGTTTGAGCAGTTGTTAAATCAACAGATGATGCTGTGTTAATGCTAAATTCACCAGTTCCGCTGTTGTATGACAGACCTGTGCCTGCGCTAACTGCGCCACGTGCTCTTGCATCACGATAGCTGACTTCAACTACTGTGCCTGCGCTGTTTTTCATAAACACTTTTTCGTCTGCTGTGTTTAAAGCTAATTCACCTGCGCTTAGTTGGCCGCCGGTTGGCGTAGATCCACTTGAACTACTACGCTTGTGTAAAATTGTATTTGCCATTTTAAATTTCCTTTTTATGGGTCAGGACCACCTTGGGTCGCCCTGCGGGTCAA